TACGAAGAGATCCACCAGATTACCCAGGGCTTGATCGAGTTGATTACCGCCGTGGATCAGGCAGCGCTTAAGCAAATGCAGAAGTACACAGCAAATGCTCAAAAAGAAAAAGCCTGATCGCAGAAATCAGGCTTTTAGTGTTCAAAAAACTAATCGAGGCAATCTTGTGAACAAAACCAATCTAACACAACACCCATGCGCTAACAAGTACAGCAATTTTAAAGAAGAGCAGTGCAAACATTGCTTGGTACAGATCAACTGCTATCAAGATGAAGATCAATCTATGGGTACACGAACAATTATTGAGTCTGATTTCGTGAAAGGTGACACGGTTGTATTTATTGATGCATTTATGCCTGACCACCTTATGGAAGTTCATCAGATGCAAGGTGACGGAATTTTGTTGGATGGTAATCGCAAATTTGCGCTTTCGCATTTACTACGCCACGCCACGATTGTAGAGCTAAACGCTAAACGCCGTCTGTCATTGACTGAGCAGAGTCTGGGTGAAGTGTCGTGATGAAAAAAGGAAAAGCCCGAGAGTTGAGGTCGGGCTTTAGTATTCAATTCAGAGGGTAAATCTTAATGAATAACTCAAATTTAGCACATGAACCACCAATACCTCAAGGGCAAGTAGTTCATTTTCCAAAAAATGAGCGCAAAACTATGTCGAATAAAGAAGAGCGCTACACAAAGATGCCTAACATGCTAATTGACAGCGAGATTATGGCTCAACTGAACGATAAGGCATTTAAGTGTCTAATGTTTGTTATGCGTCAAACCGTTGGATTTGATCGCGTATCTCACCCAATTGCTATCACTCAATTTCAGAAATATTGCGGCATCAAAAAACGCGATACAGTCATGTCATGTATTCGTGATCTGGAACAACTTGGTTTGATCAAAGTTGAGAGAACAACAGGCTGCCTAAATGAATATGTATTCACTCCTGACCAGTACCGCGAAAAAGGACTAGTACCAAATGAGGGTAGTACCTTTAAAGGTGATGGGACTAGTACCAACAAACGGGACGGGACTAGTACCGTGAAAGGTGACGGGACTAGTACCGTTGAACGGGGCACTATTAAAGAAACACTTAAAGAAACATTTAAAGAAAACTTTAAAGAGAGAAACACGCAAGAAAATGCGGTTGATCAGGTGTGGAATCCAAATACTGAAACTTTGAGTTCAATTCTCAAAACTACCAAACACTCACACCGTGTTTCTGAAATTCTTAGTCTGGAAGATTTTCAATTCCATCTTGGAAACTTCAACACACACCATGAGAAAAACTTTCAACTGACTGACAACCAAAAACACCGAAAGTTTGCACAGTGGATTATTCAAGAGTTTGAAAGAGTCTTGGAAAAAGCTGAACGCAAAAACAAACAGCCATCTATTTATCCGCGTTCTGAAAAACAAAATTCTGATCTAGACGTGAATACAGCTTGGGCAGACCAAGCATCGCAACATCACGTACCTGTGAATTCATCAGTCCATATCCCGGAGGACTTTCTATGAACGCAATGTCAATGCTGGCTCAGGGATTAAAACAAATACAAGCAATCTGTTCAAAACACAAAATAGCAATGGTACAAGCAGGGCCATTTCAGAAGTGCCCACAATGCGCCGTAGAATTTTTGGAAGAACAAAAGCGCGATGCACAAGCTGAAATTGATCGTGCTGTACGTGAAAAACATTTTGCTGGAGCAATGCTTCCAGAGCGACATGCAACATCAGGTTTTAAAAATTACAAAGTGCAACATGCTGGCCAACAGAATGCACTGAATCAGGTTGTTTCATTCGCAAAGAACATGATTCATGGCCATAAAAACAACTTTGTGATGGTTGGGCCTACTGGTACAGGGAAAACTCATCTGAGTTGCGCAACGGCTCGGACATTACTAAACAAAGGTAAGTATGCACGGTACATCACCAGCGAAGATCTGGCACAGAGAATTATGAATGCGTGGGAGCAGCCGGACGCTACAGAAAAATCTGTGATTTATGATTTCAGCCAGTACGACTTACTGATTTTGGATGAATATGGCTTGCATGACCGTGATAAACGCCGTGAGCTGGTACACAAAGTTTTATATGCACGTTATGACCGAATGAAGCCGACCATGCTGATTTCGAATCTGACATTAGCTGAGCTGCAGAAAGATTTGGGCGATCGTCTTTGGTCTCGATTTCAGCAAGGTGGACTGAGTGTAGTTGCATGCAACTGGGCAGACGCTCGGGTAGGAGGTGGGGTGTGAAGATTTCAATATTTATATTTGATGGCCATGACATCCGCATTGCTCTTAATGATCAGGGTGAGCCTTTATTTTGCTTAGCTGATGTTTGTGGTGTTCTAGAGATAAGAAATGCCAATCCGAGCCGATTCAATCTAATAACTGATGGTGTGCACGTACTTCCATCAATAACGAATGGTGGTATGCAGGATCTCAATTTTATTACTGAAGAGAATTTACATCGAATATTGCTTAGATCAAGAAAACCAAAATCAAGAAGTTTTCAAGATTGGGCAGCAAAAGAGGCATTGCCTGCTATTCGAAAAATAGAGGGTGCAGCATGAACGAAATCCTTCAACAAAGAATCGAGTCGGTACAAGCTGGCAAAAACATAACTCATGCCCAGATTGAGGCTAAACGCAGTCTACGTGAGCAGCTTGATAGCGACCTTGAGGCTTTCTTAAAAAACGGTGGAGCTGTTGAGCAATTACCTCAAGGCTTTTCGGGTGAATGCAGCAAAGGGTGGAATGGCTCAAAACCAAAATCTCAAAAGACTATGCGTGAAGTGATGGCGAGTGCTGTATCAGAAGCACGTGCAAGAAGAAACAACCCAAGCGTGATTGCTTGGAGAGAGGCGAAAGAAAAGGGCCTTAAACACTTTAACGGAACAGCGTGTATCACTTGTGGTTCAACGCTTCGGTATACAAGCACAAGAAGTTGTTTCTCATGCAACAAAGCTTCATCGCTACGCAGAGCAGAGCGCATTAGAAAGGAGCGAGTGGTATGAACTTAATCGAAAAATATGGCGTAGATGCTCAAGGCTTGGTGCAGCGCTATGGTGGCATAGAAAAGTGTCGTGAGATCGTGGAAAAAGCTCCAGAAGGTGCGGAGTGCTACTCGTGGCGTTTGGGGGATTCTGGCGTTAGAGACAACACGGTTTACTTGGATGATCTGAGAGCAGCCATCGCTGACCACGACCGAACCGACCATGTAACCGATATCCGCAATCACATTAGCCCTAATACGAGAGTTTCAGAGGCGCATGTGAATGAAGCATTAAAATTAAATAGATTGGGGTAACAGCATGAAAGCAGGCGACCGCGTAAAAATAGATTTTATTGGTGAATCAGCAACGATTTATTCAGGCAAACGCTTCACTGGGTACGGTGTATTGGATCGTGTTGAAGATGGTCGGGTATTTGGGCGCTTAGAAGATGGTATGCCCTTCATGTGTCTATGTGTGGATGTAGAGGTGGTTGAGGGATGAGTGAATTATTTAAGTATCTCCTAATTTGGATTGGCATATTTCATGTGTTCTTTGCTGTTTTGGGATTTCTCGATGTTTTTCATTACCGACTCTACATTGGCGTTGAGGATAAGGTGATTGTAGCCAAGACGGAGTGGGAAGAGCTTAAAGCCCTGCGAGGTGCCAGTGACCAGCATCTCCCTCGCTGAATATCGAAAAATCTACAAGCCAAAACGCAAGGCTAAACGTCCTGCATCGGTTAAGAAAGAGCGAGTAGTGAGTGAGGGTGAAGCGATTTTATCGCAGCATCTGAGAACTCTAAAGATTGAGTTTGAACAGGAGTTTAAGTTTCACCCCTCACGTAAATGGAGAGCTGATTTCCATTTGAAGGGTAAAAAGATATTAGTCGAAGTGGAAGGTGGAATCTGGAGTAATGGCAGGCATACAAGGGGTAAGGGGTATTTAGGAGACTTAGAGAAATATAACGCAGCAACAATGATGGGTTATCAGGTAATACGGTTTAGCACTGAGCAAGTGAAAAGCGGCAAAGCGATTGAGCAAATTTTTAAATTAATAGGGTGATGAAATGGCAATGGTTAAGGTTTGGAACAAAGAGATAAAAGGCAAGCTTTATGCGGTTGGTGATATTCATGGCTGCTACAACTTGCTTATGAGTCGTCTAGAAGAAATTAACTTTGATTTTGAAAATGACTTGCTTGTTGCTGTTGGGGATCTGGTGGATCGAGGTAACCAGAATGTTGAATGCGTAAGTCTAATTGATGAGCCTTGGTTTACATCCGTAAAGGGTAATCATGAAGATTTGGTCATTATGGGTGATGTTAATCGTTCCTATTTTAATTGCCATATTCAAAATGGCGGTGAGTGGTTTTATGACTTGGATTATCAGGTTCAGCGCGAAATCATTAAAAAATTAAAAACTCTACCGATTGCTTTGGAGATTAATCACAAAGCTAGAAAATTTGGCTTTGTTCATGGCCATATCGAACAGAACAATTGGGATGAGTTTAAAAGCATTCTAAATAATTTTGATCAAGCTCAGCACATTATCAAAAAGGAACGCTTCCCTACTGAATTAGCAATGTGGGGTCGTGATCGACTGGATGAAGAAAACCAACAATACACCCATGTTTCAGGAGTTGATGCGGTAATCATGGGGCATACGGTTACCCAGAAGCCATGCAAGCGTGACAACTGCTATTGGATTGATACTGGTGCGGTTCACTGGGGAACCATGACAATTTTAGATTTAAGCAAGATTTAAGAGGGAATAGGGATGAATGCAGTAGCGGAAAAATTTGAACAATTTGAATGGTTGACTCATGGCATTAGCGCTAAGACAGCCAATTACGAGCCAGGTGTTGCAGGTACGGGAGAAAAGCCATTGGATTACCAGGATCGCTTAGGCGCTATTGCAACAATGGGTAGCCAATTCGAAAAGTCGATTACATCGATAATTGTGTTTGGTGACAAGTCTGAAATGGACTTCGAATACGTTCGATCACATTTAGCTCTAATCATGGCCACAAACGCCAAATTAGATAACCGTCGTGAACCTCAAAAAATTAACATTAAAGACTTATCTCTACTTATTGCAAGAATGGTGATTGATTTTGCTTTAGACCCAGCACTAGAGAATAACTTCACTCCACAGGGCCGCTTGTACTATGCGGGCATTCGTTCATGGCAAATGGATGTCGAAGCCTATCGGAAGACATGGAAGCAATACGAGAACATGATGGTTATCGCTTTGGAGATGGCAATTAAAGATGCTGGTGAGGCGGTTGAAAACTATCGTAAAAATACTTACAAAGAAATGAAGGCGTAGGGATTCCATTATTTCGGAAATCAAGGTATAGTTTCACTATACTGGTCGTATTACGGTTCAACCGAGACCAAGGCATTAAAGCTCATCGAAAGGTGGGTTTTTTTAATGCCCGTGAAAAGGCAACCTAGCCTACTGGAGTGCTGACCAGTGGAACATGCCATCGAGTAAACTTCCTTCGGGAATCTAGACTAGGGAGTGGCGTCCCGACCTAAAGAGGATTGAAAGCAAGTAAAGCAGACCGTGCATGTTAGGTGTGTGTGATTGTGAGTAGCGGTAGATCAGTTGCCGAGCTGGTCAATATCGTAATCTAAGGCAAGGGTGTGGCAGATCACCACATCCTTTTTTAAGCGCCATTAGCTCAATTGGATAGAGCATCGGTCTTCTACACCGCTGGTCGCAGGTTCGAGCCCTGCATGGCGTGCCAAAATCAAAATACTATTTCAAGCTAGCAAAATACTATTTTAAATGCTCAAAATAATATTGACAGTTTGGTTTTTAATTCCCTTCGAATTCGATGTGTTTAAAAAATCATAAAATATAAACATGAGTTGATTGTTATGTCGATGAGATAACCATATCGAGCAATCGCTCGAAATGCCCATAAAAAGACATTTACCCTGCTGAGGTAATCAACATGCTCCAATTCTTATTATGTTTATTCGGCCTACATGGTGCGGCTGAGATCGACTACACGGTTGATGATGAAGAAATCAAAGTGTGTCGTGATTGTATGAAAGAAGTTTAAGACCCTCGCCACTTCGGTGGCATTTGCCGAACGTATTACGGCATATAAGACCCTGCTCAATATGCATTATTGGCGGGGTTTTCTTTTATTTGGTGGATGCTATGGCAGACAAAGTACAAGCTAAAAAGGACTTAGAATTTTGCAGTGCTGAGCTGTCTAAGTATCAGAATCTCAGTAGATCAGGATTAACACTGAATGAGATGCGCACCATTGACGGCATTATGATCAAGCTAAAAGAGCGTATTAATAATTTACGCACAGCTCTTTATGCGTAGTCCTAAGCGACTCGCTGAGATTCGTAAGCTTCCGTGTGTAAGGTGTGGTAATCCAAACAGCCAAGCGGCTCATTCAAATTCAAGCCGTGATGGTAAAGGGCGCGGAATCAAGGCTGATGATAGTAAGACCATTCCCCTTTGTTTTAAATGCCATGCTGCATTCGATACCTTTCAATTGGGTAATCGGGCAGAGAGTGAGGCAATGTTTGAGAAGTGGTTGGTTAAGACTGAGTTGATGATGAATATTAAAGATCGGGATGTTTTTTAAGTGTGCAGCGATATAATTAAAAACAAACCAAAAGGGGCAACACATTACAGAGTTGATGTGGAATATCCGACGTATTGGATTGTTGCGCCAAACGGAATTTTTTACTTTACCAAAACTGGTGATATTAGACGTTCCTATACAGGCAAAACATGGCTTGAAATTAACCTGAAAGCATTTTAAGCTATTATTTCTGACAGCCAGATATAACATGCGGTATGTAGTGTTTTTCTGCAAAGCCTATCATTAATTTGATGGGCTTTTTTATTGGGATTAGGAAATGCAAAAAGCTGTTTGATCAGTGGCTGGTGAAAGTGGATCGGATGTTGAATCAAGCAGATAAAGAAGTTTTTTAACCTGAGCCTAATGGCTCTTTTTTTATGTGAGAAGAAAATGTCAAACGAACAGCAAACAGCATTAACTGATTTTGGTGGAGCGGTTTACGCCCTTAAGCAAGGCAAGAAAGTAGCTCGTAATGGCTGGAATGGCAAAGGAATGTGGTTAATCCACATTGTTGGCGAAGCTGTGGCTCAAGCTATTGCAGACCGATACGGTGACGGTAATGCAATCCCTGTACTAGAAGCTATTTACATGAAAACAGCAACTGGTGAACTTGTTCCTTGGCTTGCATCACAAACAGATGTTTTGGCGGAAGATTGGGTTGTTTTGTAGGTCTAATAATCAATGGAGATAGGAAATGCAAAAAGCCGTGTTTCCTATCCAGTCGCATGCCGACATCACCAAAGCCATTAACTACATGCATACCAATTACAATCAGGCGATTAATGATGGTAAGCCGTTAAGGGTGGTGATTGATCAGAAGCAGGATGATAGATCCACTGCACAGAATAGGCTCATGTGGATGTGGTTAGGTCAAATAGAGAAAAAGACTGGTCAGGATAAAGACTCACTGCATTACGAGTTTAAGAAGCGCTTTTTGATTTATATCTATCGTCGTGATGATCAAGAGTTTGCTGAGACATGTAATGCGATTGCAATGCTCAAGCAGAATGAATGTGAAGAATACCGGGTGATTGCAGAGCAAGTGATAAGACTTTGCAGCACAACCAAGTTAAGCGTTAAGCAAATGACCGAGTATTTGAATTACGTGCATGACTTTGCTGTGGTGAAATTGGGTGTGCATTTGACTGTGCCGGATGATTTGAAGTGGTGTTATCAAGATGAAGCGTCCTTATCCTCCTATCCAAGATAATCAAAATACAGATGTTGAAGATGACGAATTTGTTGAAACTGGTGGTCTACTTCACTTCGAGCCTGCTAATAATGATTTATGGCCATGGATTAGAGAAACCTTTCTTGAATCATGGGGCAAACTCCACAATCCAGATCATGAGCACCTATTAAGTTTTCAACCTCCTGAAATTTCATTCCTTTGGGCCTACACAAAATGCGAAGCGAAAGACCGTCGTGTATTGGGTCAGACTGAACGAGTAATGATTAATGTGGGCGGTTGGCGTAAAGACCGGCAAGAACTTCAGTTGATTGACTGGTTTGGTGATGTGCCTAAATACATCATCACACTGGATGCGCGCGTATGTCAGATCATGAGTGATGTGGATTTCTGCGCACTGGTAGAACACGAGCTTTATCACATTGGGCATAAGAAAGATCGGCATGGTGAGTTTGAATATACATCCATGGGTGAGCCTAGACTGTTCTTACGTGGTCACGACGTTGAAGAATTCCATGGCGTAGTCCAGCGTTACGGTGCATCACCAGATGTCCAAAAAATGGTAGAGCTTGCAAATGATGGTCCAACTATATCTCGGGCTAATATTGCTCATGCATGTGGTACGTGTTTATTGAAACTTGCGTAGGAGAATTCTTTACGTAGCTATACAAAGGGGTGGTTATGGCAAAACTCACTGAACCTATGAAAATCTTTATAGTTCAAAGTCTTGCTTGTTTTGAAACACCTCAACAAGTTGCAGATGCTGTAAAGACTACTTTCAAGGTTGAGGTCGAGAGAATGCAGTGCGCAAACTACGATCCAACCAAGCCGACCGGCGAGAAAATGAGTCAAAAATTAAAAGACTTGTTTTACAGAACCCGGGAAGATTTCAAGAAGAATATCGAAGACATTCCGATTGCCAATAAAGCCTTTCACTTTAAAGAACTCCAAAAGATGTATGACGATTGGGGTAAAAACAAAGTCATGCGCCAGAACGTGCTTAAGCAGGCACAAGGACTACTACAGTCGGGTAAAAGTGCTGGTCCAAGTGGCTTATCTGAAAAAGAACAGATTGAAATTGAGATTAAGCGTTTAGAGCTTGAGAAACTGCAAAAAGAAGTAAGACCTCCTGCAACTCGACCTCCTGAGGAAGATTACAAAATCAGCCTGAACCCTGATGAGGAAATTCCACATGAGCCAATTCTTTGAACCACCAGAAGGCGCAGTAATTCTTACACCAAAGCAGGCCAATATCTATTTATGGGGTTGGCAGAAAGAAGCGCGCTTTCGTGATGCTGTATGTGGTCGACGTTTTGGTAAGACATTCTTAGCCAAGGCTGAAATGCGTCGAGCTGCACGACTGGCTGCAAAGTGGAATGTGTCGGTTGAGGATGAGATTTGGTATGCAGCGCCTACCTTCAAACAGGCCAAGCGTGTCTTCTGGAAACGATTAAAACAAGCTATTCCACCTTCATGGCGAGCAGGAAAGCCCAACGAAACTGAATGCACGATCACTTTAAAAAGTGGTCATGTCATGCGTGTAGTTGGTCTGGATAACTATGATGACCTGCGTGGATCTGGTTTATTTTTCCTGATTATTGATGAATGGGCAGACTGTAAGTGGGCAGCATGGGAAGAAGTGCTGCGACCAATGCTTTCAACATGTAAGTACATCGTGGGTGGCGAACAGCGTGTTGGTGGTCATGTTTTAAGGATTGGTACACCAAAAGGCTTTAACCACTGCTATGACACTTTCATGGATGGCCAGCCGGGTCATGAGCCTGATTGCCGAAGCTTTTCATATACATCGCTGCAGGGCGGAAATATTCCTGAATCGGAAATCATTGTTGCTAAGCGCAAGATGGACCCGAAAACATTCAGTCAGGAATATGAAGCCAGTTTTGAAAGCTATCAGGGTGTTATTTATTACTGCTACAACCGTGTTTTAAACGCATCCACGGAAACCGTCCAGCCAAATGACACTCTGCACATTGGTATGGACTTCAACGTTACTAAGATGTCAGCGGTTGTATATGTCCGTCGTGGCGATACCATGCATGCTGTGGATGAGTTTGTTGATCTATTTGACACGCCAGCAATGATTGAAGCGATTAAAGAGCGGTACCCAAAACACTCTATTGGTGTCTACCCAGATGCTTCGGGTGATAACCGTAAATCAAACAATGCGAGTGAAACTGATATTGCGATGCTGAAAAAAGCAGGCTTCAAGGTGTATGTGAATGCATCGAACCCAGCTGTGAAAGATCGTATTAACTCTATGAACTCATTGCTTTGTAATACGTTGGGTGAAAGACGCTTGTTTGTGAATACATCCAAGTGTCCACACTTTGCAAAATGCCAGGAGCGTCAGATTTATGACGAGAATGGACAACCAGATAAAAAAGCAGGCTTTGACCACATGAATGATGCTGGCACATATCCAGTTGCTTATCTATTTCCTGTTAATAAAAAGGCTATTGGGGTTCGAAGAATCCGTGGTATGGCTTAAACATTTTGCACCTTTCGGGGTGCTTTTTTATTGGTGTATTTATGGCAGTTACAGATCAACATCCGCAGTATATTGCTGCAAAGAAAAGCTGGCAGGTAATGCAGGATGCTGTAGCCGGTGAAGAAGCTATTAAGTTGGCAACGACCCAATATCTATCAAAATCAGCAGGGATGGTTGAAGCTGAAAAGCAGGGCGATCTAACCGGTGAGATCTACAAGGGTTATGTCTCCCGAGCGCAATATCCTTTATGGGTGCAAGATTCACTACGGACAATGATTGGGCTGGTATCTAAACTGAATCCTGAAATCAATTTGCCTAGTAATCTAATGGCTGGACTAAGCGAAAACGCCACCAATGATGGATTTGGCTTAAAACAGCTATTTATCCGGGTTGTTCTAGAGCTACTCGAATATGGTCGTTGTGGTCTTTTAGTTGATGTGGATGGTGATGGAAAGCCGTATTTTGCACTTTATAACGCTCTATCCATTATTAACTGGAAGGAAAACAATGTTGGTGGGCGTCGGGATTTAAATCTGGTGGTGCTCGAGGAACAATTCGAGAATAGTGAAGATGAATTTAGTCACAGTACTAAGACTGTTCACCGGGTTTTAGGTTTAAAAGATGGCTCTTTGAATGTCCGATTATTTGACGGTAGCATTGAGCAGGATAAAACTCCGACACTCGGCAGCAATAGTCTGAATTTCACCCCATTCGTATTTTGTGGCACAACAGACAATGCACCAAGTGTAGGGACTGTGCCGCTACTGACTATGGCAAAGGCAGCACTGAAGTATTACCAATTATCAGCTGATTATTTCCAGTCTTTGCATCACACGGCTCATCCACAACCATGGATTAGTGGGTTGGGCAATGACGACGATGTTTCTGTGACTGGTGTAATGGCAGCATGGCTACTTCCATCAGAAGCGAAATGCGGATACCTAGAAATTCAAGGTGTTGGTATCGACAAAACCAAAGCTGAAATGGATGCACAGAAAAATGCAGCATTAGAAGCAGGTGCTAAAGTTATTGATACCAATACCCAAGAGTCTGGTGAAGCACGTCGGGCTAGACAGGATGACCAGCATGCAAGCTTACATAGCATTGTCATGTGTGCAGCTGAAGCAATCGAGCAGGCAATCAAGTATGCGGCTCAGTGGTTAAAGCTGGACCCGTCAAAATATACATTCAGTGTTAAGCCAGAATTCAGCTCTACGGCATATGACATCGAATTGGCCAAACAGCTGTATGAAGGTGCGATTGCCGGTAAAAACTCATTCCAGACTTATTGGGAATACATTGCGACGGGTAATCTGCCAGAGCATGAGTATAAGGATGAGTTAAAGCGAGTGGAAACAGAACTGACTCAAATGCCTTTAAGTGGGTATCAGCCGTTTAATGGGGTAGATGATGAACAACCGGGAACTCCAGCAAGCAATAGTTGATGCACTTACCCAGCACAACTCTTATTTGCAGCGCCTTTCATCACATGCAGTCAATGAGATTCTGGCTCAACTAGATGGCCTTTCATTAGAAATGCTGAACCAGTTACGCAACCTACTTGAAGACTTGAGTGAAGCGGAACTAACAGCATTATCTGGTGCAAAGTACACGACCCCTCAGCTAAAAGAAGTGCAAAGTATTCTTGATACTTGGCAACAGTCCTTAATGGTGTCATTACCAGAGGTATTTGTTGTGTCAGCTGTAGCATTGGCGTCATATGAAGCTAGCTATATTTATAGGCTGGCAGGAAAGAAACCGCCAAAGCTCAATGGTGAAAAGCTGTATAAATCAGCCTCAAAAATACCTTATGCAGGTGGTCATTTGCTTGACTACATTTTCCCTGGCATTGCAGCTGATTTAAGAAAAAAGGTTGAGTATGTCTTACGTGATGGGATTGCAAATGGACAAACCAACCAGCAGATCATTCAGCGGATAAAAGGGCGAAAGGCACTCAATTATCAGGATGGCCTACTCAATCAAACCCGGAATATTATTGACGCAGAAGTACGTACTGCACGTGCTCATATTAGCTCCAATATTTACCTGGAGACTTGGCAGGCGCTAGGATTTGACTACACCAAAGATGTTGCCACACTTGATTTTAGGACAACTTCTGTATGTATGTCGCGTGATGGTCGAGTACAGAAGATTGGAGCTGGACATCAGGCGACTCCATATCATTATCGCTGCCGCACTAATCAGGTTGGTTGTGATAAGGATGGTGATATTTCCGGGTTAAGACCTTTCGTTGCCTCAGATAAAAGAGTGAAGGATATTTCGAAAGATCAGCGAGACGGAATCATTGGTCAAGTTGATGCAAACACTAGCTATAAAGAATGGTTTGCCAGACAAGATGCAGATCATCAGCGCAGTGTGCTGGGGGATGCTCGGTACAAACTGTATAAGGACGGGAAGTATGCAATAGATAAGTTTGTTGATCCGCTCTCAGGTAGAAAGTTCACTATTGCTGAATTGAGAGAAATGGATGAGCAGACATTTAGGAGTGTGGGGTTATGAGCGATATAGGTAAAATTTTAGAGGTGGCTCAAACTCTAAAATACAGTGAAATATCAGAGCTGATTGAAAGATTGAAGGCCTTAAGAAGTGAAAGGCCTCGGGATGTAAATGCACTTTATCTATATCCGACAGCTAAAAACCAAAGAAATTCTGAGATTATTTTGAAATTGATTAACGGTGAGACAAAAGCAGATGTCGCGAGATCCTATAGGGTGTCGCCTTCCATTGTTCGAATGCTGGAGATTAATTTCTACAAGAAATTTAAAGATCATTATGGTGTTGCATGCTCCTGCAGGGGCGAGGCGCTCAAGTTTTATGAGTTGCTGTACGCTCCAGTTTTAAAGAAATAACTTAGAAGGGGTTGGGTATGAAGTTCTCTGAGGGTGGTTATGTAGAGTCAACAAAAGAGGGACTAATCCAACAGATGCCTCTGTCCTCTCAATGCATATATTCAAATATGACCGAATGGGAAGCCGAAATTCTGGGGCTCAGGAAGCCCAAGAAATTACTAGGTGAAATGAACATGAAAGACGTTGAATTAAAGCTTATTGAAGGCACCAATCAATTTGTACTTGTGGATGCCGAAACCAAACAAGAGGTAGGCATTCAGTCAAATGTTAGTGCTGAGTGTAGTGTGGATGGAATGACGATTGTGACTGCAACCTTCCAGATACCACCTAAGAAAAAGACACCTGTTATACGAAGCTCAATTAATCAAAAAGATATCGAGTTGAGCAATCAGCGCAAATAAACCAAATTCAACCATAGAGCCAATAGGCTCTTTTTTATGTGAGAAGAAAATGGAAAACCAACACCAAAAAATCAAAGGCTATCGTGATTTATCTCAAGAAGAAATTAACTTGATGAATGAGATCAAAGCTATCGGACCACAAGTTCAAGCTGTGATTGAGAAGGTTCAAAAGCACATTGCAACCCAGCGATACAACTGTCGTTGTGATGCAAATATGCAAGTTCTGGATGTTGAAGAAGATCGTCGACTTGATGCTGCTACACCAGAGCGCTTTGCTGCAATGGCTAAGACAGATTTTCAAACAGGTTTGATGTACTTGGTACGTGCTGTCGCTCAACCAACAACCTTTTAAATATTTATCAAATTTCAGCACCTTTCGCGGTGCTTTTTTTATGCCTGCGCAAAGCTCAGGTATCTCAAATCCGCCAGGCGGTTATTCAAGGAATAAACAATGTCAGACCAAATTGATTTAGAAAATCCAGAAGTTAAAGCAGCCATTCAAAAGGCAGCTGATGAGCAGGTACAAGGCTTAAAAGCCAAAAACACCGAGCTGATTCAAGCCAATAAAGATCTTAAAACTGAACTGGGTGGGATTAAGTCCCAACTGGAAGGTGTGGATCTTACAGCCGTTAAAGAGTTGCTGAATAAAGCTGGTCAGGATGAAGAGTCAAAACTTATTGCCGAGGGCAAGATTGATGAAGTCATTCAGAAGCGTACCGAAAAAATGCGACAGGAACATGAGCGCTTAATTTCAACTGAAAAACAGCGTGCAGATAAAGCTGAAGCTTATGCAAATAAGTTCAAGCAATCCGTAGTCCAAGGTCAAATCGTACAAGCAGCAGTGGAGTTAGGGGCCTTAAATGAGGCTACAGCAGATATTGCCTTCTTGGCTCAATCTCAATTCTCTCTAGATGAAAACGGCAAGGCTGTGGCCATTGATGAAAATGGGGAAGTGATTATTGGGAAAGACGGAACCAATCCATTATCTCCAAAAGAGTGGGTTGAAGGCTTACGTGAGAAGAAAGCTTATTTCTGGCCTAAAGCGAATGGTTCTGGTGCGCCTGGTTCGGGTACTCCAAACAAAAAATGGTCTGACTATACAGAAGCAGAGCGAGCAACTTTAGCTCGTGAAAATCCAAATGCATTTCAGCAATTAGTCAAAACTAAGGAGGCATAACATATGCCAAGCACCACTACACAATTAACGGATATCTTTGTTGGGGATTATTACCAGACACTTGATCCAGTTAATTCCCCTGAAAAAACTGCAGTCTATCAATCTGGCATCGTTGTTAAAAACGAAGCATTAGATGCGATTGCCAATAACGGCCAAGGGTCTTCTACGATCGCATACTGGCAAGATCTAGATGCAGATGAAGCGCCTAACCTGTCCAATGATGATCCAGACGATCTGGGTGAAGTTGGTAAAGCAGCTCAAGGTTCAATGCAAGCCCGTACATTGTATCTAAACAAAGGATATGGTGTAGCGGATTTAACCGCTGAACTGGCTAACTCAGAGCCAATGCAGCACATCCGCAACCGCTTCGGTAAATACTGGGAGCGTCAATGGCAGCGTTACTTACTTGGATCTGCCCGAGGTGTGATTGCTTCCAATATCGCAAATGACGGTGGCGACATGGTCATTGATGCGGGTGCCACCATCTCAGCTGGTGCATTCCAGGATGCGGCATTTACAGCAGGTGATACTGCAGATCAGTTCTCAGCGATGGGTGTTCACTCAGTCGTAATGAACCAGATGGTGAAACAAGATCTTATTGAATACCTGCGAGATTCTGAGGGCCGCATTATCTTAGCCACTTACCTAGGCAAGCCAATCTTTATGGACGATGGTTTGACTTACGGCAATGGTCAGTACCTATCCTTAATCTTTGGTGCTGGTGCATTCGGTTATGGTGAAGGCACACCTAAAGTTCCTGTTGAGCTTGAACGTAAGCCGTCAGGCGGTAACGGTGGTGGTGCTGAAATCCTGTGGGAACGTAAGACCTATCTGCTGCAACCTGCAGGTTTCTCTTGGAAGGGTAATACCAGTCCAAACACCTCTCCGACTATTGCGCAGTATGCTAATGCTGCAAACTGGGAGCGTGTATTTGATCGTAAGCAGGTTCCATTTGCTGCGGTTATCTCCGGCACAGCAACACCTTAATAAACATGGCGACTTCGGTCGCCTTTGTTTTGGAGCATAAAGATGAAAGTAGTTTATACAGAAAACATTCCCAAGCATCCCGATCCTGATGTTTGTTATCGAAGCTCATTCTTGGGTGTAATTGGTGGTGCCACTTCGGTTGAAGTAGATGAAGACTTTCCAGATGCTGATCTAGTCGATCAGGCCTATGCATTTCTCGATAATCAGCCTAAAAGCCAGTCAGTTTCATTGAATGCAGGCATCACTCCTGAGCTTCAGGCCAGCCTTGATGAAGCGAAAGCTGAATGTGAAAAGGTGGTAGCTGAAAATACTGATCTCACTGAGCAACTTGATAAAGAGCGGGAAGCAGTTAAAAAATTAACATCTGAAAATGATGACTTAAAGGCCAAAGTGAAAGAGCTTGAAGCCAAGACTAAAAAACCTTCTGCTGCAGAAGCTAAAGCTGCAAAAGCAGCAGAAGAAGCGAAAGAAGCGGATCAACCAAAGGAATAAATAAATGAGCTTTGTCACTGAAACAGAAGTGCTAGAAAACGTGCCTGAATTTGCTGGTCAAAGCGCTAGTGACAAGGCTCGTTTACTCTCCCAGGTGGATGCATATTTACGCTCACGCAATGTCAAAGAATATCTTGATACCTCTATGGTGCCAGAGTCACTTAAATTGGCCTCCTATGAGATTATTAGAGGGATTCTGGCAGGTAAGCTTTATCAAGGTAAGGCTGCCACTGTCGTGAGTAAGACGGTGTCGGCTCAATCTGGCACCAGTGTTTCCAAGACCTTTGCAGCTGGTTCAGAAGACTTAAATACCTATGAGCAATACATTCTTGATTTGATCAAGCCTTATACCAAGCGATCTTCAGTGCAGTTTCTAAAAAGGATTTAGCTATGGGCATGAGAGATGAACTACAAGAAGAGCTTGCAGCTGCATTCAATGAAGATCTGGCTGATGCGGTCGATACCTTCACCTGTGAAAAACCGATTTATTCAGGCGAGTTTGATTTTGAAACGCAAACTTATCCAGTCGTAGGAAGTGAATCATATTCAGGGCGTGGCGTACTGTTTGGCTCATATTTGAAAGATATGGTCAAACCAACTGATTATCAAGTCACGGACTCAAAGGCCACAGTGCTTCAAAATGAGGTGACTCAGGTACCGCAGATCGATGATGTTTGGGTTACCAGTAAAGGTGATTTTAAAGTGGTGAATATTGGTGCAGACCCAGTATCAGCCACCTATTCAATTCAACTAAGAAAGGTGGGTGCATGATTTACATTGATGATTCAAACCTAATTCAACGTGCAGTTGATTCAGATCAGGCGTTTCATGTTGATGTTCGCGCTACTAACATTAAATCGGTGTTTTTGAATGGTGAACAGATTCGAGGTGCCTTTTATGTGGATTTGGAAAAAGGCTTCTTAATTCGAATCAAGACTGATATTGAATGTCGGCCAGTTATGATTAGTGGTGAATTGGCGCATGAAATTTTATTTGGTGATGTGACTGTTGAATATCGAGAATAGCTATGACAATACCGTTTGCATTTTTTAAAAATACGGGAGAGCTAGAGCAGATCAACAAACTACATGGTGGATCAACAAAACCCAAAGTGGTTGTGGTTACCATGAATAAAGATGACAGCTCTCAATATGAATCACTTTTAAAGAATGTGAGAGGCCTAAATGTCTTGGAAAAACAAACCGACTAATTTTGCAGCCCAAATGCTGGCCGATGGTGATAAGCATTTGAGAAAGGTGAGTGCTGAGATGCTGCAACAAGTCATTGTTGGTAGCCCAGTAGATACTGGGGCCTTTCGCGGCAATCATTGTATCTCTGTTAATAGTGCAGACAATTCTTATGATGTCAGTGTGGTGGATAAAGGTGGCAGCTCAACACAGCAAAAAGGCAATCAAAAGATTCTTCAAGCAAAACTTGGCGACCTTGTTTATGTGCAAAATAACCTTCCGTATGCAGTCGCTTTGGAAAATGGACATAGTCAACAAAGACCACTAGGCATCTACTCAATTGCTTTTATGAATGTAACGAGTAAATACAAATGATGACACTTACTCAGGCTGAAATAGAGATATATAAGCGTATTGGACAGTTCGCGGATAGAAGCAAATATTTAATCGGCAGTACACTACTACTTATCGGCGACAACAGTAAGAATCTAGGTACAGAGCTAAATACAACACTTGAAAACATTGTGGTTCGCACTGAGAACCAAATGAATGAAAATGGGCAGCCATTTAAAGCGCCAACAAATAAGCTATGGTGTAAAGTTTCTATACAGTACGCTGACAGTCAGGTGGCATCTATTGGTGATGACCCATGTATCCGTGATTACGGCATGATTTCAATTCAGTGCTTTACACCAAAGAGCAATGGAACACTTGCCATGACCGCATTGTGTGACCAGTGGCGAGAATTATTGCAATCATTCGGTGTATCTCATCTTGAAGTCTATAAGGTTCATGCACCGCAAAGCATGGATGACCAAGACTTTTACGCAAAAATAATTAGAGCTGAGTTCCGAGTGAACTAGCTTAAACACTTAATTAAACCGTCCTTTATGGGCGGTTTTTTTATGCCTGTTTTCAGGCAAACCACTGGCTAGAACGACGGTTCGAAAAGCACGTTTCCATGTTCAACGTGCCTGCCAGTTTCTTTTTTTTGAACATGAGCATATAAGAGGAAATCTTATGAACATGATGTCAGTACCAAGTTATCAGCAAATGATTGTGTCATTCCACAATGCAAATTTATCCATTGTGAATTACAACGGTCAACCATATGTACCTATGAAACCCATTGTTGAGGGCATGGGGCTAACATGGCAGTCTCAGCATGAAAAACTAAAACAGAGATTTGCATCAACCATCACGGAAATCGTGATAGTTGCTCAAGATGGTAGACAACGTCTAATGACCTGCTTGCCACTTAAAAAATTGTTTGGCTGGATGATGACTATTAGCCCAAACAAAGTAAAGCCAGAATTAAAAGACACTATTATTAAGTATCAGGATGAATGCGATGATGCGCTATGGGGTTATTGGTCTGGAAAGTTAAGCGCAAGACAGAGAGCTTTTGACGAGTTGAATAAAATTGATTTTGATGAAAATCTTTCTCAGGCTAAAGCAACCATCTCTAGCTTAGGTATGCACCAGCGTAAACACGAAAAGAAAATCAACAAGCAGAAGCGTCAAGACTGGATTAATAAGAATACCTTATTGCTTAATTTTGGTGAGGAGAGTTTAGCGTGAATCCAATTACAAACAATGCATACCTTATTTTTGCGTGCAAGCGGGTGAGCGATGGCGACCTAGAGGCTGACTTTGTTGTTGATGGCATCGCTTATGTCGTTGTGGCAGCATCAAAAGCCAACATGCTTAACCTTGCTGAAAAGCAGGAAGAAATAGAGGTTAAATTCCCAAAACATAAGATCATCATGACACAGCGACCGCTATTCAATTTAATTGAAACGCTCGATCAGCTTGAGAAATTGGAAGCTGCAATGATTGCGGATGGTGATCTGATTGACAACAAGCCTACTGGTCGAATCGTTGATGCATTTGATTGGAATAAAAAGCATGACGGAGCAAGACAGCGCGGCCATTGCTAAAGAGAAATTTAAAAACCAATGCCACCGAAAGGTGGTTTTTTTATGCCTTGAATAGGAGAAAACCATGAGTTCGGGCGCAAAACAATTAGTGCAGATTGCAAAAGAAACTGTCATTGGAACAGTGCCTTCGC